AAAAAGAAATCAAGAAATATTAGTCTGTATAATTTAATAAATAAATTAAAAGAAGAAAATAATTGTGATGATATTGAAGCAGTTAAAAAAATAACAAATAATGATATTCAAGAAATTATTTAATTTACATCATTGAATATTCAAAATAGACTAAAATATTTATTTAAAAACATTTTGATTATATTATTGATTTAAAAATATTTTAATTATATTATTATAACTAAATGTTTAATAATTTATGTAATGATGAAATTAATTTTTTGAATGAAAATATTTATTTAAGAGATAAATTTTATAATTTATTATTAAATATAAAAAACAATGATGAAACAAAAGTTATGTTATGTAAAAATAGTTATGAACGACGTTTTGTTCATATATTGTCAATTAGTTTAGGTTTGTATCATTCACGATATGGTGATTGGAGTGATTTGTTTAAAAAATATAGAGATTATCAAGAAAATGTTGATAGTATAGATGGCAAAGAACATTATAAAATAGTTGGTGTGAAAGTATCTACTAAACTTATACATTTAAGTAAAAAAGATAAAAAACACCAAAATGAACCATTTAGAATTTTTTAAAAACATAAAAATTATAATGAATTGTTAAATAAATTTAAGAATTTATATAAATAATATTATTGAATTATATAAAAATATATCAAAATATGATTTATATACAGGTAATGAATGGAGTAAATATGTTATTTAATTTTCATAACATTTATAACAAATAAAATAGTCAATATTATTATGTGTCTTATATTCACCAATTCTATATTTTATATTTTCTAATAATTCAGGACATTTATAACAAGTAGACCATATTTTATTACAATTATCGCATTTTATAAAAATATTATATCTATTTTTTTTAAATTTATTATTACATAATAAACATTTATCATTAGGAAGGTTTAATAAACTTTGATTATATATAGTATCATCAGTTTCTTCTTCTTTAATATTTATTTTGTCATTTGTTGTAAAAAGATTTTTTATATAATCACATATAAAAAACATATATTATAAAAGTCTTAATAAAAAAATAGATTATAGTAAAATTTTAGATATTTTTAAATTCAGTAATTTTCCATCTTTCAGGTTTTCCATTTGGAATTGGTCTTAAAACAATTAATGGAATAACTTTTTCTTTTAATTCTAATTTAGCTAAATCTTTTGGTGTTATACTATAATCAACATTTTTAATCATTGGTTTTGCTCCTCTCGCTAATTGATTTGTTCGTGTAGCTAATAATTTAACCATTTCATACTTTGTTAAGAATGGTCTTGTAATTTTATTAATTTCTTTAACAATGTCATCATCTTCTTCAATTAAACTATAATCTAAAATTGTCGGTTCAAAGTCTTCATCATCTTCATCATCTATTATATTATTATCTTCATTATCAGATTTATCATAATCACTATAATCATCATCAAAATTATTAATATCTTTATCATCATCTATATCATCATTACTTTCAATAGTATTGCTTTTAATCTTATTATTTTTTTTGGAACTCATCTTTTTAATATTTATATATAAAATATAATTATTTAATCAATTTTTTTAATTATTACACCAATAATAATTACAAATAGTGCATATATATTTTAGATTATAAGTATTTTTATTTTGTCTATAGAAAACAGCTTTTTTAGTTTCGGGATTTTTATGAGTAGAACAATCTTTATTAATACAATTATATCTTTTTGTAAAAGGTAAGGTATTATCATTTTTTAAATTTAAATAAGTATTTGTAATAATTTCTTTATCAATTATTTTATCTTTTAAATTAAATATAGTTGTTTCATTTGGAATATTATTATGATGACCACAATTATTACAATAATAATAAGCATTTGAACTTTGTTCTGTATTAGTATTATTATCTTCTACATTATTACTATCTTCTGTTATAGAAACATCATCATAATCAGATGATACTATATCTTTTTCTTCTTGTTTAATATTAATACTATCAGTAATAATCATAAAATTTTCGCATTCAGGACAAAACATTATTATTATAATAATAGTATTATAATTTAAAATGAATTTAAATTTAATTACTTGTTATTATTAGTAAATATTCAATTTTTTAATTATAATATTAAATATATTTTTAATAAAAATTGAATATTTACTAATAATAAAAACAATAAAAGATGGAAAAATTTTTTAAATTACATGATAAAATTTTATTAGATATTAATAAATCTTATTCAGATAATATTAGATTATATAATTATGAAGAAAATATACATTATTCGTTATTGTATGAAGAAAATAATGATAAACTTATAATAAAAGGTATAAATTATTATGGTTTAAATTTAATAAGAAAATATTATTATTTAGTAAATGAAAAAATTCTAAGAGAGACATTTATAGAACTTTCTAATAATTTTAAAAAATTTTTGAAATTTTTAAGGAATAATATAATAGATGATAATTATCTTTCAAAATGTTGTATTTGTGATGATGAGTTATATATAAAAGATAAAATAATAAAATGTTGTAATAATATTAAATGTTTAAAAAAATATAATTCAATAGTATCAAATGATATTATTAAAAATAGTTTTAAAGATTACTTATCATTTGATTTTTTATTTGAAGCATTTAGTTCATCATTTCATCATAATAAATATGAAGAAGCCTTAAAAGATAATATAATAATTATTAAAAATGTTAATAATGTTATTGATATGAAAAATATTGTTCCAGATTTTATAATAAAAAATGATAAGAAAGAATTATATGATAAGATTATTAAGAGTAATAATGATATAGAAATATATGAGAAAGTAGGATATATTGTGTATGGAATAATAAAAAATATATTATCAAATAATTATTTTGAATTGTAGACAACAACATATAATTATCAAAAAAGAAGATTTGATAATAAGGATAAAGAACCAAAAATATTAAATATAGAATATTCAAGTATTAAAGAAAATAATTTGGAAAACAATAATATATTATTTCACGGAAGTTCAATATGTTCTTGGTATTGTATTATTAAAAATGGTTTAAGAAATTTAAGTGGAACAACATTAATGGCAAATGGACAAGCATATGGAAAAGGAATATATTTAAGTGATAGTTTATCATTTGCAAGTAGTTATAGTAGTCATTTTAAAAATTATCAAAGTGTAATTGGTGTATTTATGATAAATGATGAAATTAATAAATATAAGAAATCAAATAATATATATGTGGTTGAAGATTCTTCAAAATTAGTTTTAAAATCATTAGTGTTTTTAAATTCAAATAGTAGTATAAATAATATTAAAAGTTTAATTATCAATCATTTTAAAAATATTAATAATATTTCAATGAATAATGAAATAAAAGATAAAAGATTAAAAAATGAAATGAAACAATTAACTAATAGTAAATTTATTTTAGATATTAAAATAATTAATGATAAAGAGTGGAATATAAGTTTTAAAAATAATAAAGATGTATTAAATTCTAAATTTATATTTAATAAATATCCAATTAATCCGCCTTCAATAATTTTAGAAAAAGAATATAAACAAATAAAAGTTAATGAAGTAAGTGGTAATAAAATAATAAGTTTGAGTATGTTAAATCAAAGTGAATGGTTTATAGGATTTAAATTAGTAGATATTATTAAAAATATAATAGAAATAACTAATTAAATAATATAAATATGATTTATGTATTATTTTTATAATATTATTGTAATTTATTATATATAATTTAATTATAATGGAACAAAATCAATATATAGGAATAACTGATTTATTAGAAAAAGATTTATCAATAAATAAAAAAATAAATAAGAAAAAAAATATTAACAATTTTCCAGTAGTTGGTAATCCAATGGGTCCAACTCAATCAATGAATAATAATATTAAAAAGAAATATACAAATTTAAATAATATAAAAAATAAAATTAAACAAGTTGAAACTGAATATGATAATACCGAAAATGAAAAAATAATGAGTAGTTATTTAAATTGGATTAATAATAATAGACAACTTTTAATAAATAATTTAACTGAATTATATACATTTTATAAATTAAAAAATTTTAAATTAATAAAAATGAAAGATTATTATGATGTTGATAAAACGGATAAATTATTTTCATTTTCTTTATTTATTACAAATGTTAAGAATTTATCATATTTAATTGGATTTGTATATAATTATGCTATTATGAGAAAACATTTTAAAGATTATAAGATGCGTTTATATGTAGATTTCCATTCAGTATTAGGTTCAGCAGAAAGTTTTAATTTATTTAATATGTTTATAAATATAATAAAATCAATTGACCCAAGATATGAAGATAATTTACAAGTTATTGTATTCTTTTTAAATCCATATTTTAATATATCAAAAACAAGTCCTTATATGAATATTGTGAATGATTTAGATAATGTTATTATGTATTACAATAGTATTTTATATAATACTACAAATGAGTATATAAAATCACCATTATTAAATTTGGGTCAGGAAGAAGATTTATCAAATACAAGAGCAAAAAATGTAAATATACAATTGGATGAGGATAATTTGGAAGTTGAATATAAATTAACTGGTGAAATGAATAAAAAATCATCATTTGTAATGTTTTCGTGTCATATATCAATTAATTTAAGATTTTTAACAATGAATGAGGATTGTGAATTTCATGTGCGTGATTTAGATTCAAGATTAAATTTAACAGATAAGAATATTATTAAAAAGTTTAATAATCCAAAATATAAATATGTTCCTTATTATACATTTCAATTTTATAAATATTATTTTCCATTTTTAAAGTGGAGAATTGATGTAAATCCATATTTAGCTGGTTGTTTTGGTGGTGATAATAGAAAGCCAGTTATGGTTAAAAATAATGTAGAAACAAGAAATAATATGAAAGTATTAAAGAAAGAATTATTTTTTAAGAATATATTATTTATGTCATTTAATGCTACAAATCTTCAAATTGGATTTTTAAATGATGAATTTATATTATCTAATATTTTTGAGAGAATAAAAGGAAAATATTCTGAAAATGTATTATATCTAAATTTGGGTTCATTTTCAAATAAACATGTTAATGAATATTATTATGGAATGAACCCATCAAAAAATTATCCTTGTATATTAAAACTTGGAACACCTATTGATATTTTGGCTTATCAATTAAATGGTAAATATGTCACTATAGACCCTATAACTGATTTTAAGATGGGTAATATTCCATTTAAATATAGAAATTCATTATTAAATTTAATACAACAGCAATTAAAACTATATTTAGGTCAAAATGTAAATATAAATAATAAAAAATTTGTTGATAAAATAAGAGATAATTATAAGGAAAGGCTTAATAAGCCAATGAATGATGAATTAGAAACTGCTTTATTTTTTAGTATGGTTGCTAAAGAATTTTCAATTAAGAATATGGATGAATTTGATAATCCAAATTATACACATTCATCTTATACACATCAACAATTTTCAACTATTGGAAGTGGAACAAATATTATTGATAATCAAAATTTAAAAGCAATGAACTTTATGATGGCTGGATATTTATTAGCTGATGAATTAGAAGAAATTGTTTTTCCAAAAAATCCTAAATATGTTAATTCTAATGAGTATATTGATAATGAAGAAAATTATGATAGATTATTTAATTGTTTATATTTTAATGAAAAAACTAAAAAATTTATACAAAAAAAAATTAAAAAGGATGATATTTCAAGAAAATATGTTGATAAAAATATTATTGATAAAATACCTCAACAATATTTAGAATTTGAAAATAGAAATCAAGTTAGAAATGAATTAGATAAAGAATTTAATGAATATCTTAAATCATTAACATATTATCCTTCAATGTATAATTATATACAAAATATTAGTTTTTACAAGTATATAAGAATTAATAATATGTTATTAAAAACAGGTGTTCTTATTTTTATTAAAGATTATGATAATAAAATTTATGATGTTAATGATAATTCAATAACTGATATTGGATTAAATGATATTAGAACATTAAAATATAAAACTAATAAAATTGAAATATCAAAACATCATTTAAGATTTAATTTAGTTTTATTAGATGATGTATTTTTAAATCAAATGATTTATCAAAATGATAATAATAGTTCAAAAATAAAAATTAATTTAATTAAAAATACACATTTAAAGAATATAGTTCAATATTTACAAAATAATAACGAACAAAATTTTTTAATTATTGATAAAATTTAAATTTTTTTTATGGAATAAAATTTTATAACTATATTTAATTATTATATTATTTAATTATTAGTTATTTACAAAAATTAAATGATAAGGAATATGTATAAACGATTTTTTACAAACATAGAAAATATTAGTTATAAAATTAATAATAATTTAATGATAAAAGAGTTAAATCAACAAAAAAATGAACTTAATAAAACAATTAAATCAATTAATAAAATAAAAATTAATTTTTTTAATAAAAAATATTATGATGATATTATGATTAATTTAATTAAAAATAAAAATTATAATAATGAAATAGTAAAAATATTAAATAAAACAAATAAATTTGAAAATACTACAAATGACATTATTATGAATTCTATTTATTATAAAAATTATAATATGGTTGAAAAAATATTATATTTTGATAATAAAAACATCAAAAAATTATTTAATGACTATTATTTAAAATTATCATTTTTTAAAGATAATGTAAAAATTATATATTTACCACATAAATCTTTAACATTTATAGAGAAAATATTACTAAAAAATGATATTGAATTTAATAGAATATTTGTTAAATTTTATAATAAAATGTTTATTGTTAATGAAAATAAAATTATTATTAATTATAATAATAAAATGATAAAATTGATAAGAGATAAAGGATGTATAAAAAGAAATGAAAATGAAATAATTATTAATGAAGAAAATTTTAATTTTTATTATAAGTATTTAATGGATAAGAAAACTATTTTTTATTAAATAATTTATATTGTTAAATTATAATGTATTTGTATATTAATTCAAATTATGGCTCAATAACTCATTATTATCATTTTTTTTATGGTGTATTTATACCATTGGTTTTAATATCGATAAAGAATAATAAAGAAAAATTTAATTTAGTTGGTAATATTGGTCCAATGAAAAGAATTATATATGAATTACCATTTGATATAAGTTTTTTAAGTAGATGTGAAGTTAAATATTTAAAAAATGAAAATAAACATTTTTATGATTTAGTGCCATTAGATAGTTCTAAAACTACACTAAAACATAAAGAACAAATTACATATGAAGATAAAATTAAATTATGCGATTTTTTTGAAAAAAAAATTCCAAAATTTTTATTATCATTAAAATTTAAAGATATTGTAGTTATTGAAAGAGGCGTAGAACCATTATATCAACATCAAGATTATTCAAAAAAACATAAAATGCTTCAAGAATTAGGAAAACAATCTGGAAAAGAGAGAAGATATAATAAAAACCATAATGAAATATTAGAAATGTTAGAAAAAGATTATAAAGATAAATATGAAAATATAATATTAGAAAGAACAAGTGTATATTACCAATATCTATTATTTAAAAACGCTAAAATTGTTATTGCTAATCATGGAGCTGGATTATCTAATATAATATTTATGAATAAAAATTGTGGTGTTATTGAAATAATTTCTAAATTAAAATTATACGAACAAAAAGAAGATTTATTTATTAATTTAGGTAAAATATTTAAACTTAATTATAAAACTATAATAACTGAAGAAGAAAAAGCTGATGTTGATATAAATGAATTAAAAGAAAATATTATAAAATTATATAATAATAAATAAAATATATTTTTAAGTAGTAATATAAAATTATATAAAATATATTATATAATGGTTAGAAATTGTTGTTGTGATGAACCAGTCCAAAATAATTGTAATGAAAAACTTACTGAAAAAGAATGTGTAAAGAAATGCTGTCAGGAAAGTTATAATGCTAAATGCCTCTGTAAGCAACAAAAAAATGCTTGTAGAGATGCCTGTTTTGCTAAATATGAAAAAGCTAAAGAAGAAGCATATTCTATTTACAATAAATGTTGTGAAGACGCTTGCACCTGTTGTGATAGTGACAAGTGTCAAAAAACTTTAGAAGATACTTTATGTAGATTAAAGAAGGAAAGAGATGCTTGTTTATGTGCTTGTGATAAGAAATATAATGAATGTTGTGATAAGGTTAAAAAGATGGAACAAGAATGTAAGCAAGAATGCACTCCTTATTATTTGTGGCAAATGTATTGTTGTTGTGGTCCTGATGTATGTGGTCCAACTGGATGCACTGGTCCAACTGGTTCATCTGGTCCAATGTAAATATATTTTTTTGAGTATCAATAAAAATTGATTTTTTTATTTATGTGAATATTATGATATATAAAATATGGTAGAGATACATAATAAGTATGTATTTCATTGGAAATTTAATTATAAACTTAAAAATGAGAATATAAATGAAATGAAAAATAATAATATAAGAAAAATTAAATTTGGAGATGATTATAATTTTGAAATAGATAATTTACCTGATGGGATTACTCATTTATATTTACCAAAAAATTATAATAAAAATATTGATAATTTACCTAATACAATAACACATATTTATTTGAATGATAGTTATAATAAAGAATTAAATTATTTACCATCATCTATTAAGTTTATACAATTTAATTCATCTTATAGTTGTAAAATTAATAATTTAAATAATAATTTAAGAGAACTTAAATTACCTTTATATTATAATAAAAAAATAAATAATCTTCCAAATTTAGATTTATTAGATATTGGTATTGAATTTTATAAAAGAATAAATTTACCAAAAACAATAAAACAATTATATATTGGTGAATATTATGATATGATTTTTTCCCAAAATTATTATAATTTAGAATATTTATATTTTAATGTATTACATCTTATTAGATTTGATACATTAATAAATTATATTCTTTCAAATGTTAATAAAATTAATAATAAATTAAATATTGTAATACGTCTTCCTAATAATTATTCAAATTATCAGTTTAAAGTTTTAAATGAACTTACTGAAATTCATAAAAATATTAGTTATGAATATATAAAAAATTAAAAAATATTTATATATAAATAATTATAACTTTAATTATATAATAAGGAATCAAACTTCTTGTGATAACATTAATGAATGTAATAATATTATCATTTCAATTGATGGTAATATAGGTTCTGGTAAATCTACATTATTAAAAAATTTAAAAGAATTTTATAAAGATAATAAAAAATATGTTTTTACATTTTAAATGATGGTTTATATTTCAAGATATAAAATTTTAAATGAAACATTAGAAAATAATAAAAATTGTATTTTAATTACTGAAAGAAGTATTTATACCATTATATATAAACATATAACGTTAAATTAGATATATATGAAGATGAAAATAATAAAAATAAAATGATAGAACAAGTTGATGATTTTATTAATAAAAATTGAAAATTTATTTAATTTTGTATTTTAATACTTATTATAAACTATTTTTTGATTATATAAAATGGTAAAAAGAACATTTTATGATTTTAATATTGCTGATAAATATTATACTATATGTAAATTAGGTAATTTAGAACAATTAAAAAAATTTAATATTAATAATATTAAAATAGAAGATATTAAAGAATGTTATATTGAATGTTGTAAAAGAGGACATACTGATATTGTTAAATATTTGTATGAAAATAAAAAAGAAAAATTAAATAAAAGCGAAATTAATAATGAAGCTTTTTTAGAAAGTTCTTCAAATAATCATATGGAACTTTCTAAATGGTTATATGAAAATTTAGATAATATTTGTGTTGATTTAAATGATAATTGGTCCTTTAGAAGATGTTGTAAAAATGGATATTTATCAATGTCTAAATGGTTATATGAAATACATCCAGAAATGAATATTTATTCTTTAAATTATTTAAGTTTAAAATGGTGTGCATCAGATGGAAGATTAGAAACACTTAAATGGTTACACAGTTTAAATAATGATATTCCAAAAAAAATTTATGATGAAATAATGTTTTTAGGTGTTAAATATAAAAAACAAAATATAATTAATTGGTTATTAGAAATTAAATAAAATGAAAAATAATTTTTTAAAAAATTAAATATAACTATCTTCAACAATTTCAATACCATCTTTTAAATTTTTTTGTATTTCATTGATTGAAATTAATGATGAATTTATTATATTATAAACAATAAATATACTTTTATTATTATTATTTTTTATTTTTATATTACAAAATAGTATATTATTTTTATAAATATTATAATAATCATTTTTTTTGTTATAAGAATAACAACTAAAATTACAACATTCTATAAATATAAATTGTATTGTATTTATTTTATTAAAATTTTTTTTTTCAATATTACAATTTATTATAATATTTTCACATTTAACTTTATTATTTTTATCAATCATTATTTATTTAGATAATTATAAGTTTATCTTTTTTTCAATTTTTTATTGTATCAAATTAAATTATAGAATATATTTATATGGATTATCTTAAAAAGTCTTTGTTTAATACAGAATATAATGAAGAAGAATATAATAAAATATTATTAAGGTCATTTTATTATTATGAAAAAATACCTGATAATTATAAAGAAGAATACAATAAAATATTTGATATAAAACCAGAAGATTTATTAAATTATAATTTAAAAGGTGGTAATAATTTAAAAAAAAAAATTAAAAAATCACAATATCAATTTTTAATAAATCTTCAATATCATTATTTATTAAATTATTATTATCCAAACAATTTTATAACTATTCAACAAATTGAAAATGCTTTTGATGTTAATTATAAAAATGATAAAAAAATAACAATAGAAGAAAGAAAAAAAGAAATAGAATTACAAAAACAAAGTTTAATTAATATTGAAAAACAAAATACTGATTTAATAAATAATATTAAACAAATATTACAAAATTTAATAAATGACGATACATTAAAAAAATTTAATCAATTTTATTATAATAAATTATTAGTTTTTTTAAATAATGTTGAAAATATATTTTTATCAATAGATAAAGATAATAATACTACCGATATATATACTAAAACTAAACAATCACAAGAATTATATGATAAATTAGTTAATATTAAATCTTCATTAGAACAAATTAAAAAAGAAATTGAAACAAATAAAAATTATATAACCCAATATAATTCAAATAATTTAGGTGTTAGTATATCAAAACAAATAGATTTTATTAATAATAAATTAAATGATATAAAAACTAATAATATAGAATTAAGTGAAGATAGAAAAAAAAAAGAATTAGAAGATAAACTAAAAGATTATTATACAAAAATTACTAATAATAAAGAATTAAGAGAAAAATATGAAAAAATTACAAAAGGCTTAAATGATGAAGAAATTGATAAATTAATTGAAAAATATAAATTAAATTTAGAAATTAAAAGAAAAATTGTTGAAAGTTTTTCTGGAGGTGGAAATATAGAAAAATTAAATGAGTTATATGATTTAATGATTATAGATAATAAAATTAACAAAGAAATATTATCAAAAGATAATAAATTACAAAAATTATTAGAAAATATTAATCTTTATGAAATTGTAAAAGATAAAAATATTGAAATAGTTATAAACGAATTTAAAACAGAAGAAAGAAAAGCAAAAGAACAAGCTGAAAGAGAACAAGCTGAAAGAGAAGCAAAAGAACAAGCTGTAAGAGAACAAGCTGATTCTAAATCTGAAGAAAAAGAACAAGTTGATTCTAAATCTGAAGAAAAAGAACAAGCTGATGTTAAGACTGAAGAAAAAGCTGATGCTAAGCCTGAAGAAAAAGCTGATGTTAAGACTGAAGAAAAAGTTGATGCTAAGCCTGAAGAAAAATCTGATGTTAAGCCTGAAGAAAAAGCTGATGTTAAGACTGAAGAAAAAGTTGATGCTAAGCCTGAAGAAAAATCTGATGTTAAGACTGAAAAGAAAACTGAAGAAGAAAAAGATAAAATAAATAATATTAACTGTGAGAATATAACTAAATTTAAACAAAATCAAAATGATTGTTGGTTGGATACATTTTTTGTTGTTATGACATCTGATGAATTAAATAATTTATTTAAAATGTTTTTAAATAAAGTATTGGAAGAGGATAAAGATTTGTTTAATTCAATAATAAATTATATAGAATATAAAAAAGAAACAGATAAAGCACAATTAAAAACTGATTTTGTTGAAAAGTTTGTTAATTATTATAATAAAAAAATACAAGTTAAAATTGATAATAATATTATATTAGATGAATATGGTAATGGTAGAATAAATTTTGTAATAGAATTAATTAATAAGCTATTTGATGATGTTGAATTATCTTATAATAATGATTTTGATAAAAAATATTTTATTCATTTAATACAAAATGATAATGATAATAAAATAACAGAAATAAATAATGATAAATATACTTTAAAAGCTATATATTACCCAGACCCAGAAAATAATTCTCATTATATTGGATATTATAAATGTAAAGATAAATGGTATTATTATAATAATCAAGATTTACAAATTAAAGAAATAAATATTGATGATTTAACACAAAAGTCAGAAACATATTTATTTTTTGTTAGAAATGAAGAAGAAGAAACAAAAGATGAAAGACAAGAAGAAGAGAAAAAAGATAATGAAGAAAAAAATAAATGTATAATTAATATAATAAATAAAAAATTAGAAGATATTAATTATAATGAAAATTCTGTTATTGTTAATAATGCTAATGATGATTATACAATTTCAGGTGAAGGTTATAATACCTATAAAATTGGAAAAAGCAATGAAATATATAAATTTTTAGAATTAGAAAATATAAAAAAACAAAAAGAAACAGAAGAATACATAAAATTACAAAATCCAAAAAATAATATATTTGGTTTAATAAATATTTATGCAAAAGAAAAACCAGCATTAGCAAATCGTGTAGAGACGGAACTAATAACAATACAATATTATGAAAATATTGGAAAAAATATTTCAGAGGTTAAACAAATAATTGAAGAAAATAAATTAGAAAATATTTATTTTAATTTAATATCAACTCATGAATTTCCAAAAGATGTAACTAGAATAATTCCTCAAAATATTAATTTAATAGAATATTATTATTTCTTTTTTAATTATTTAAAAGATTTATGCAATATAAAAAATATTTATATTATTCTTGATAATAAAGAATATAAATATTTTTTGATTTTTAATGATTTATTTGGAGATTATTTTAATAACAATAATAATATTATATTTAAATATAATAATGAAAATTTAGATTACAATAATTTTTTTAATGATAATAAAGTGATAAATAATCCAAATGTAATTGATATTAAAAATATTGATGGTAAAGAAAAAGCACAACAATTTATTAAAAATATAAGAAAAGTAAATAATAATTTAGAAGAAGGATATAAAATAAATATGCTTGTTAATAATATTAAAGAATTAAAAACAACTAAAAATATAATTAAAAATATTAAAAATAATAATTATGATAATAATTTAAAAATATATTTTTTATTAGATAAAAATAATATTAATAAAATAAATGTTGTAGAAAATAAAGAAGAAAAAATTATTTCTAATTTAAGTTATGAATTTTCTGGTTCTTATGATGAAATAGATAAAGCAATAGAAAAAGGTCAAAAACCGTATAATTTTTTACTAAAAAAATTTAAAGAAATAAAAAATGATGAAAAAACAAAAGATAATATATTACAAGAAGATAATGATAAAATACAATCTTCAATATTAGAAATTGAAAAATTTGTTAAAGAAAATAATAATCAAGATATTAACATAGAAAAAATGGAAGAATATACTAAATTAAAAGAAAAATTAAATAAAATAGAAAATAATAAATTAACTAATATTTCATCATCTTATAAAAAATTATCTGAATTGAGTGATATAAACAAACAAAAAGAAATGGATAAACAAATAGAAGAATTAACGAATAATTTAAATAAAATAAAAATTAAAGGTGGTAAAATAGATAAAATAATAGAAAATATGGTTAATGAATATAACAATAAAAAGGTTAAAAAATATAAAATAGTAAAAAAATTAAATTAATTTATCTTTAACATCATCAATATTAATAATTTCA